ATGCTCTTTCATTAGCGGATGAACTGCTAAATCAATGTCATCACCAAAAATTGCTGTTCTAACAAATCGTTTGAAATAATACACCTCACGATATAAATTAGGAACAATCAAACTCCATGATCGTCGCATATTAGCTTCATTTGATATAGTATTTAATATACCAGTTATAAGAGTACCAGAATTAGTTCCTCCCAGCAATTGATAAACCATCCATTTCATTGTGTCTTTGTCAAACATAATATGCACACCATGTGCTTCAATTTCTCTAAAAACCTTACGTACAATCTGATGATTATGATTGTACCACTGATCTGCTAAATCAAAAAATAAATTAACATTTTCAACTGTATTATTACCATCCATTGCCGTATAATCTAAATCCATCCCATTATCTTTACCAACTTCAATTAATTTTCTTATATGCTCATCCCATTCAATAGAATCTTTATTAATTCCAATTCGATTAAATGTCGTGATTCGCAATTCATTAAAATGCTGTATGAAAGCACCATAATATTTCTTGAATAATATAATATAAATAACTGAAGCTGACGAAAATATACGTGTCTTACACAAACGGACTTTTTCTAATGATCTTCTTTCATCCTTTAAGCAATCTACCCATGGTAAAAATGGAATTACACCACTTTCAAATTTTTGTTCATACAAATTCAAAAGTTCTTGTAATTCAGGTCTTGGATACCAGCGATCTTCTCTGGCATCAAACAATTTTTTCTTCTCGCCACCCCTACCAACACATGAAAATGGATAACCAGCTGATGTTGACATATCTAAGCCATTTATATCTTCAGTACCATTAATTGCTTCATCTTGATTTAAAATATATGGTTGTGTTTTACTTGGAATATTTATATCATCTAATAAGGATTCATAAACCAGTTCATTAAGTTCTTTGCCAAAAGTTGGTAATTGCTTACCATACTTATTAACTCCCTCTAAAACTAAATTTCGTCCATTTAATCGACGATCAAATATTCGTGTAACTGCCGGAGCAGTTGTATGTTCTTTAACACGATCATATAACGGACTCGGTTTAATGTCCGTTTGACCCACTGGAAATGCTTTACAACCCTGTAAATTTCCCAACACTGCAATTCTTGAACCAAAGCGATCATCATGTTGATGTAAACTTTCAACTGACATTTGATATTTTCCATCTATTAATGCTTCTTGTATTAATGGTACTTTAAATTTATCAAGTGTTCGTTCTATCACTTGTTTTGTAATTCGTGTCGCAACACCCGTAACATGATCTTTAGTATAACAACCTATATGAATACCAACAATCTTTGGTTGTGCTTCATCAGTAGAGATAAAACCACCACAATCACCTTTTATAGTATTAATAGGATAAGAAAAAGATTTTGCAACTGCCCATGTCATAACACCAACGTTATAAGCAAACGTAAAACGATCATGTTCAACAATACTATGTCTCAACCATCTAGCACCATCAGTTATATTGATGCCATTAAAAACAATTGCTGTCTTGTCTAATTTAACATCAGTAGAAACAATATGACTAGTTATATCTCGTTTTGCTGATACAACATTTGAACACTCATATAAAACAATATCACTCATTTCATCACCATCTTCATAAATCTCACGCATCTTATTAACATCAAATTCATCATGAATTTCTTGACCTGTTGAAAATTTCAAGATAATCTCCGAATTTTTTGGTACAAAATTAATATTTTGATCACCCATTTTTGACTGAGCTTTACTAGTATCAACATAAGAAGGTTCGTTATCA